TTTTTTGAATTTAAGTTTTTTCTATCTCCCTGAATTAACATCTCTAACAAATTTTTATAAATTTCTTCACTTTGAATCTCTTTTAAATTATCTTTCTTTGCTCTAGCCACAAAATACACCACCTTTATTATTTAGTAAATAAGGTAGGTAAATATTTACCTACCTTATATTAGTTATTTATATACTAATCTCTAAAAAGGGAACTCTGAACTATTTATAGTTCCATCTGTATTTGTTGTATTTCCACTTTCTACATTAGTGTTTATCTCAATAGTTTCTCCACTATTTTCAACTTTTTCTTCTACCACTTCTACTGTTGTTTGTTCTGTACTAGGTGGAGGTGCTTGTTTACCTACTTCACTTTGTCTTTTTTTAGCTAATTCTATAGCTTGTTGCATAGAATTTTGTGTAGCAGTTTTAACTGCCGAAGTTGAATTATTACCTGATATATCATGTAAAATAGGATTAGCTACATAATCTAATTTATCAAAAGCTATTAAAGATATATTAATAGTACCTCTTTCTACAGGTATTAATCCTATAGATTTATACTCCTCTTGAAGTTTCTTTTGATAAAGTTCTTCATTATCTTTACTTATAGCTTTAAAGAACACTAATTTACCTTGATTTACATCCGATTCAGTAGGTTCTCTAAATGCTTTTCCACTTTCAAGTTCTATAGTAGCAGGAAGTAAATAATACCCCTCTGTACTTAGATTATCTGCACAATCTTCTCTCATTTTATCTAAAACATATTTCGCAGTATTAAAGTCATCTTTGACTTCTCCATTTAAGAAAACTTCTAAAGGAATTAATCCTTTTTGTTTAAAATATTCATTTTGAGTACCTAAAGGTACAAACATTTCTAATTCTTTATCTAAAGCCATATTTTCTATTTCAGTTTTAGAAAACAATAAGTAGCAATGAGAACTTAATCTATAATCTGTTGTTTTTTGGTCAACATATTCTACTTTTCTAGCTTCTAATCCTAATTGCAGAAATCCTGAATTGTTTACTCTATATCTACTATTTCCATCAACTTTTACTTTTTTACCTTTTAAAGTTTTTAAAGACTCTACAAAAGATTTAACTGTTAAATATGTTTTTGTTTCTTTTTGTCCTTTTATTTCATACTTAATAGCTTTTTTCTTCATTTCTTCTGTAGCATTTTGTTCAGACACTCTTTGTGGTTGTCCATTATCAAAATATTGTAGTTTATCCCATTCATTAGTAAAAAATGGAATAGATACTGTAGATTTTGTAGTTGGGTTTTCTATAACTAAATTAATTATAGAAGTAATATCTGTTTGAACTCCATTATCCATCTTTTTAGGGTGTTCAATTTCTTTTATAACTCCTAATATATCTAATTTACCTACCAATTTACTTTTATCTACTGCCATTACACATCATCTCCTTTTATTTTTAATAAGTAAGACTAAATTTTATAGTCTTACTTATTATAGCATATATTTTTTATTATTGCAAGTATTTTTTTATTATTATTTTTCCTTTGAAGTATCTTCTATTCCATAATATTCATTTCTTTTCTTTATAACATAAGCTAAATCATTATCAATCTCATCTGTTTCAAACATACCCATAGGTGTTTTTACAACAGATTTACTATTATTAGTATTATGTACTTGGAATACATATTGTCCATCTTCATTTAATCTAGCTAAGAGTACCATTTCAAACATACCTTCTAATTTAACTTTTTCATCTATTAATTTTCCTATAGTTCTTATAGATATATTTCCCATTTCATTTATAGTTGCATGAGTTAAAAATGTTACTAAAATATCAGGTCTGTCTGCTAAAACAATATCAGGAATATCTTTAAAAGCTCCATATAAACCTGATGCCATATTACTAAATTTTTCAAAACCTTTTACATTAATAGTTTTCATAAACTCATCTGACATAAAGTAAATAATATCATCTATAATAATATTTTTTACTTTCTTATGTTTATCTTTTTCTAAAATATCTACAACTGCACTTACTAATTCTGTATAATCATTTGGTGTATATACCTTAAACTTATTATCTCCATTTTTAAATGGTAATCTTTTATTAAAACACTTAATGATTACTGTATCACTTGGGCTTAGATTTCTCAAAGAAGAAGAGTTATGTGTTACTATATGATTTTTTGTTAAAAAAGTGTGATAAGGACTATCTACTTCTAAACAAGTCATTGGAACAATATCATCTAATATCTCTATTCTATCTATTCTTACTCTATCATCAAAGTTTACTCTGTCTGTTTTTCTTACTCTGAAAGTTTCCATTCTACTTTGATGTTTTTCAGAACTCCATATCTTTAGATGTGTTTGTATTGATATAGTATACTCAATAGTAGGTTCTTCTATAGTTTTAAATTGTTTATCTTTTCTATATTTTTTTGCTAAACTTACTCTAATACCTAACCCTGAAGCTAAATCTATAAAATCCTCTGCTAATTGTTTAGAGTATGTAGTAAATCTTAATGAACCTTTTTCAGATACACTACCATCTGTATCAAATAATCCTTTTAATAGCTCAAATCTATCTTCTATAGAAGTTCTTAAATATATTTCAGGAATAAATTTAGTTCTTGATTTTACTCCTTCTAATCCTAATTCTCTCAAGTGTTTTATTAAAACTTTTTCTAAATGATTCGCTCTAGCAAATGCCATATTATCTTCATTTGTATATTGTAAAGTATATTGACATTGAGTATATTCATTTTTCTTAAATATTAAATCCTCATATTTAGAAATCAAAGATTTATTTACCGAATCTACTACATCATCTTCAAAATTTGAAAAATATAAGGTAGGAAATTGGCTTAGGCATCCATCCCCTAATAATGCACCTAATAAATAAGGTGGTATTTTTAAATCTTTTTTAGGGTATTCTACAGGTTCTGTAATAGGTAAAAAATATCTATTAGGATTATTGCTATTAAATATTTCTTGTGTAGTTCTAACCACAAATTTATCTACATTGTGATTATTAACACCAACTTTCCATAAATGGTCTTTACAACAGTCTATATACATATTATTTTTTAAATATAATCTATATATTTGTTCTTCGTTTTTATACACATTTATAACCTTTGTAATTTTACCTTGTTCGTCATAGACATAATCTCCTACTTTAGTATCCCCTATTTTTACCCAACCATTAGGAGTAGCCACTAATTCATAATCTGCTAGACGCTTACCTCCTGAACTTTCTCCAATAACTAACATTCTTTCTGCCATACTATCAACTCTCCTTTTCTTTAAATTTTCTCTTTATTTCTCCTAATTTTACTTTAGTTAAACCTACTTTATTATTTATTTTTACTATATGTTTATCTTTAAAATATTTATTTGGATAAGTTACATCATCATCTACAATGACATACATACCCTTATAATTATTTTTATCTAACCATTCTTTAATTTCTAATTCTCTAGTATTTCTTGCTTGACCTGTAACATCTATTACCAAGCTATCTAAAGAATTTACTCTTTTTAACCAAGAATACTCGTGGAATATGGTGTCAAAAAACTCATTAAATTCTTTTGAACCTCCCATACATATTCTCCAACTAGATGATATTACTATTTTTACATTATTTTCTAAACACCATAGTAATAATTGATTAAATACTCCTATATTTTCAAAGCTCCAATCAGTCAATCTAATATTACCATCATAACATTTAATTGGTATATTCAACCCCATACCACTTCTAGTAACAATATTATTTACCACACCATCAAAATCTAAAAATAGTATTTTAGTCATATTTCCACCAATAATCTTTTATTACAAATAGCTTTTCTAATTGAGTATTCGTATCTAATCTTTTATTAATATTCTGTACAATTTCTTTTTCCCATATAGGTATAAAATCTTTAGGTGCTTCATACTCACTAACTACAACAATACATTTTTTAGACATTTCTCTTACTAAATTCCAAAATTTTTCAGTATCAAACTTTTCTTTATTATATTGTTTTGTATTTTTATATGGTGGGTCTATATAGATTAACATATTATTATTCTTCTTTAATTTATCTAAATCATCTAAATTAATATTAAATATATTTTCTATAGTGAGTGTAGCAGTTTTTAATGCTTCTTTTTGGTTTAAAAGATTATTATATCTTTCTCTACCCATATTTCTAGGGTTACCTTTAGCATCTGTTCCTCTTGCATATACACCCCAAAACAATCCACCATAACTAAATAGAAAACCTACATAACCATAATACCAATCTTCATAAGTATTATTTCCTGATAAAAAATCTTGTTTGACTTTCTTGTACTCATTCTCATCTATATGTATGTAGTCTAAGTCATTAAACTTTATCTTATCAAATAAAGCTATTAAATATTTGTTATTATCAAACCCATACTTTTTATTACATACTATTGGGTATTTAGTATTAGCTATAACATTTGCTCCACCACAACAAGCATCAATAAATACTTCACAATTATTTTCTTTAATTAACTTGTTTAATATAGGAATAATATATTTAGCTAATCTATTTTTACTTCCTTGATAAACTATAGTAACCACCTACCTTTATATTTTATATTAACATTATAACATATCTACATATATTTTGTCAAGTAAAAATTTTATTATTTATGAAATCCTAAATCGGCAGGGTTATAATCTCCATTTATGTATCTAATATTTCCACCAAAACTTTTTCTATTTTTTGTTACTTGTTCTATCAATTTTATGGTTTCTTTTGGTAATTCGTTATATGAACCTTTACTCCAATAGTAAATAACTAACTTTGAATCCCCATAAATATCTGTATACCCTAGTTTTCTAGCTATTTCTAAGGCTAAATACATACCCAATAACTCTCCATAGTTATTAGATTTATCTGCATCTAATTCTATATTGTTAAATTCATTAATTTTCCAACCTTTAGATTTTAAAAATTCTTCAAACTTTGGTGTAATTAAATGATTTAATAAACTATTTTTATCTTTATCTGTAACCCTAACTTCTGTTACTCCTCTACCTCTACCAGTACCACTATCAAAGTACACACCATCATTTAATTCTATATTAGGTTTTTCATACTTAGCACCATTTTCTAGCCATAATTTAGCTTCTTCTAAAGTTTTAAATGACTTATATCTAAGTGCTTTTCTATTTTTACAAGTTTCCCAATTAGTATCAATACCATTATCTACATTTGAATTATACCAAGCATATAATTTACTCATTTGATTTGCCCTCTAATAATCCTAATTCTTCTAATACCCATTCATCTTTTTCTGCTTGAGATAACCAATCTTGAATTTGTCTACGAGTTCTTTTAACTTTACTCTTATAAATATACCCTTTTTCTTTTTGTTTTTTACTCCAAGTGCTACAAGGTATTATTTCTGTATTTTTTAAATCTTGTAATAACTCAATACACTTGTCTATTTGTCTACATAAAAATTGGTAATTTGTTTCATTAGCTTTTCTCATCCTATCACTCTCCTATATTTAATAACTCAGTAAATTCCACTGCTACCCAAAAAGCCAACACCCAACTAATAATTAAACTTATAATCACTACAACATTAGTTATTACACTTTTACTTAATATATCAAAATATTGTAAAGGTAAAAACATATAAATAATAACTATAGTAATTAACATAAATATTGGCAACCAAACAACACAAGCTATTACAGTAGCTATAATTGATTTTAGTAATAATTTTAACATAGAACCTCCTTTGTAGGAATATTATAGCATATTTTTATATCTATGTCAATATTTAATTTATAAAAGAGTAGAAAATAATTCTACTCTTTATGTTCTTCTATATTCTTTTTTATTAATTTAATCTCATCTTTACTCAAAAAGAAATCTGTTTTACTATATTGATAAAATAGTTCTATTTCAGACCTAGTCAATTTATCTCCACACATAGATTTTCCTACAATTACTCTTAGAGAGATTAAAGTTTTATCAAAGTATCCCATTATTTTACTCTCTTTAAATATGTTTCTAATTCTTTATTATAACTTAACCCTACTTCTAAATCATCAAAAATATTTTCTACTTTCTTAATATAATACAATATTTTCTTTTGCTAATTACTTTGTAATAAATCTATATACTCTTTTAATT